GTCTCTGATATTCATTATATAAATCTTCGAGTTCCTGAGTCATCAGTTCAGACATCCTGAACAGTTTTGCCTTAGTACCTGTACACTTATCTGCTGCAATACATGCAGGATTATCATTCAATTTCTTTTGAAGGGGCCACATTTTATCTGCCCACTTTGCACCTATCTCATTATCTCTCTCAGTATATTTTTCTCGTGTCATTCCAGTATATTGAGGTTCACCAGTCTTCTTATCAAAAGTGTACGGTCTATTTGCTTCAGAACCACGTATATCAGACATCTTGCCTGCTTTACGATCAGCATTTACTTTATCTTGTGCTGCTTTAATCTGAGCATCCGTCATCCCACCATCTGGACCACGTTGACCAAGAGAATTAGCATTTGCACTGGGTGCAGCAACATTAACATTGATATTCATTGTTGGTGACTCTCTACCAGCAATGAATGGAATACCACGATGTTTACCAATACCTTGAGACATTGCGTATCCCATTGCTGGAAGTCCAGTTCTTATATTTGTTCCCCCAATGTCCTTATAGTTAGTAAAATCATATGCCTTACTAAAAGTTACTTTTCCATTCTTATCAACATTAAATCCATCTCCCTTGTCCACATCTGGCATTCCTAATATATTTCTAAGACCTAAAGGAATGTTGTCATTTTCAAGATCTTGTTGGTATAACAAATTCAATGCTGCTGCCTTACGCATACCAGTAAGACCCTGAACAGATGGATCACCAGCAAGTTTTTGTAGATAAGCTTGACCCTTAGGGCTAATCTTATTAGTCAAATTCACAGGGTTACTATTTGGGTTCTCTGCCCATTTCATATAATAGTCAAATACATCTTTGGCATCTTTAACACCCTGATCTTTCGCTATAGGGTCACCAAATTTCCTAATAGCTGATGCAAGAGCACTAGTAGCAGCGGTAGGATTTATCATCCCTCCACCTCTAAAGAAATCACCATATGAATCTTGAGGTTGGGGAGTTTTTCCTGGATAAAGATTACGTGGTGGAATTCTACCCGTCAAAGCTCTTTCAAGACGATCATAAGTATCAGGATCATTGATCAAAAGATCATGTGCATCTTTCGTGATCATGAAATCTGCTATTTTTTTCTTCTCAGCAGTTGTAATGGTCCCACCGAGAGCTGGTGATTTACCTCTTCTACGGTTTAAAATATCCTGCAACTCTTGTGGTAACAGTTTCTCACCATCAATAACTTGAGCAATTAATGTTCCATCATCGACTCTAGCATTCATCATATAATCAGCACCAACTGCTCGTGCAAACTCTTGTGATGCATCAAGTCTTGGGTTTACATCTTCATAATCACGTCTCTTTTGCATTTGCAGCAAAGGAGCATAACCTTGCATTCCCAATTGACTATAATTTGGTCCAGAGACATTTTCAGTTTCACCAAAACCTAAGTCAACAGTTACTGTGGACGGTACAGATTCAAATCCCCCAAGACCAGAAACAGTAACTGTGTTTGGTTGCCCAGTCTCAATATTTGGTGTTGAATATGAAAATGACTGTGACGCAGAATTAGTTGGTCCAGATCCAGCAATAGGACTCCAATCACTCTCTTGAAGATTTATTTCTTCTCTCCAATTAGACTTATAAGGTTTCGCTGCTTCTTCTATTTGTTTTCTTTCGGTTTCTGCTTCTTGCCACTCTTTTAATTTTTTAGCCGTGCATTCTTTCTGCTCACCGATCTGTCTTTGGCGAGTCTTTCTAAGATCTTTTACGCTAATATGTCTTGATATCCTATTCATTAAAAAAGGAGGCTCGTAACCTCCTATTATTTATTGTTCTACGGTTGTTTTCTTTTTGCCGATATTATATTTCTGTTCTAAGATCCATTCGCCCTTGTCTTTATAAGAGAGAACTTTAATCTGGTTCAATGGTGCAATATCAAGAGTATCATCTTCTCTGACGATCGATATCAGGCCCCAGTCAGAAAGAAGACGAGCGATACGATTACGACGCTGCACATCATTGAGAGTAAGGTTAGCGTGCTTGCCATCAAGAGCAAACAGTTCCTTAAAGTGAACGATAAAATATCTTCCTTGCTTATGCAGAATATGGCAAGACTGATAGAGTTTTTTCTCCTTCCTGGACGCAACTCCAATACGAGTCAAGGTCTCTCTAACTTTGAGGAAATCATCTGGTTCATTCAGAACCACCTCAAGCATTTTTTCTTGTGACCATTCAAAAGTGGGTTCCACAGTGGTAGTCATTTCTTCCCTCCAACATCAAGTCGTTGTTTAATAAAGTTAATCTGTTCTTTGGTCAGGATTTTCAGAGCTTGGGATGCTTTCTCATTACTATAACCATAGTATTGTTTAATGCTTTCTAGGTCCGTGACTTTATCCTTTCGGAGCCAGGGAGAGAATCTCTTCTTTTTCCTCAAAGTATTTAGATAAAAAGAATATTGCATATCTTTACTTAACTGATGATTCTTGTTCATCTCATTGGCAAACAAAATGCAGTCAAGATGTCCTGAGAGACATCGATTAATAATGTATGGGGGATACGACTTAATTGCTTCAGGATCCTCTGCTAGATTCTCCTTAGTAAAGTTGATTGAATTAAGCCAGTCTTTCAGTTCCATCTTCATCAGTAGTCTTGTTTCTAATTACAATTTGGTTGTTCTTATAATCGGCACTAAACTCAAGAACATCATCAGCATCCCAAAGGAGTTCCTCATAAAGTGCATTGAGTTTTGCCATGTCTTCGTAGAGTTGATTTGGATTTGGCATATTGATTACCTAATAATTTGAATGTCATCGTCTTCTGTCCAGAGTTCGACTTTTGTTCTGAACCTACCCTCCCTCTTGAGGGTCTCATATCTTTTAGATGCTTTGCGTTTCCACCAAGCGAGTATGTTATCTAGGTGGAACTTGTCCCAGTTCTGTCCAGGAATAAGTTTATCGTGCTCCTCACAGATAACTTCCTTGACGTTTGCATATCCATAGTCGGAGATATAGAACCTCTTCTTCTGGGTGAGTCCAAATGCCATATCGATCACAGCATTGAAGTGCTCCAGTTTCTCTTTGTCCTGCAAAGAGTTCTTGATAATGCGAATCATTTTAGACTGACGCTTCATCTTCTTAGATGATGCCTTGTTATCAGTCAGTGGAGTGTTGTTGTTAAGCGCCGTAAAACGGTCGTGAAGGCGGTGGAAGACCTCATCGTGCAGAAGAGGTAGGAACTTACTATCAGTCAGGCCCTTGTACCGCATGAAGGGTTTCAGACCATCATACTGAGATGCTGAGGTAGTAGACCCATACAGAGAGGTGGTCTCGAACAGTGCGATATCTTTCTCAAAGACTTCATTCAAAGTCTCACGAGCAAAGTGAGAGACACACATCAGTGCCAGAAGTTTGCCGCCAAGATAGTTATATCCAAACGGTTGCGATGGGACGATTACGAATCCCATGGCGGCATGGCGATTAAACACAGACAGATTAGGTGCCTTACCAAGCCACACATTTCTAGGTCTGGAGTTGATCGTTGGAGATCCAAAACGGATAAATCCAACCACAGTCTGAGTTCTCTTCTCAAACACCATCCAACGCAACTCTCTACCAGGAATGTTGCTCTCATTGTTGTGAGAGGAAACTGCTGCTAGAAGATTGCAATAGTGTTCTTGGGGAACCGACTTAGCAAAACGATTACCAACAAACTTGATGTCAAACTCCATCTCCTCAGGATGAATGTCCTCATTGAAGAACTCATCTTGCAAAGGAGTAAGTTGACTAGTCTGAGTAACCAGTTCTTTTTTTACATAACGAAGGTAGTCTTCAATGGACGTGAAGTTCTCAAAGTAATTGATGAACTCATCAGCAGCCCACGAAGCATCAAGTTCAGATATAATCATTCAACCTCAACCATAACACCATTCCTCATCATATCAAAAACTGCTCCTGCCATCAACCGATAACCAGTTCCGACATAGAGTTGACCAAGAACCACAGATACAGTTGCAGTTCCCCAAAAGATGTAATACCAGCGTGACTTAACTTGATGACGTTGTTTCTTTTTCATTGTTCTTCATCCACTCTTTCAAATTCTTCAATCTGATCAGCACAAACCAGATGCTCTCCTGCGATCATGTACATATGTTGACCAGTCGCAGAAACTTGGCCCATGTATTCAATCTCTTCCTTAGGTACATTATGTTCCCTAAGTGCTGCCTGAATTTTAAGATGAATTAGATCTGATTTATTTGGTACTTTCATTTGAAGTTACACTCCACCATGATTTCAGTTAGTGCTGCTAGAAGATTGATTTCTTGGTCAGCAACGAATGCAATTTGATACTGATACTTAGCAATAATGAGAACAGCAGCAGGGATACTATTGTTTTCAAGGGTGCCATAAAGAGCATCGTAAATACGACGCAGAAGTACACTAGAATCGTTGTCCAGATTATTAACGACCCATTTACGGACTTCAGCGAAGTTCTTATCTTTGAGATTTTTGACGAGATCATTGATTTTGACATCGCTAAATGTTGCAAGAATACCTGAGTCAATCTCTCCACCAGAGGAGTATCGTTGGCACTCATTCAAAACACGTCGCCAGTCAGGGAAGTGTTTGTTGATGAGTTCTACCAGGACCTTGTTATCATATTTAATGCCTTCTGCATCCAAGATTTCTTGGATTCGTTTGAAGAAGGCGGCTGCGATGGCAGGTTTGTGCTTTCCTCCGATTCCAAACTCAACGACGGCACATCGGGAGTGGAGGGGTTCGATGATTCGGTTTTTGTAGTTGCAGGTAAAGATGAATCTGCAGTTGCCACTAAACTCCTCAATAGACGCCCGTAGGAGGAGTTGTACGTCGTTCGTTGTGTTATCTGCCTCATCAATGATGATGACTTTGTGTTTTGCAGTTGACGAAAGCGAGACGGTCGAAGCGAAATTCTTCGCATTGTTTCGGACAGTATCGAGGAATCGTCCCTCATCGGATCCATTGATGACATAATAGTCTACCCCAAGTTCGTTACATAGTGCTTTTGCGACAGTAGTTTTGCCACATCCAGCAGGCCCAGCCAGAA